CTATGCCGCTGTTTGGGTTGGAGGCAGCATGCGCAGGCATTCATCAATGACGTACTCGGGGATGCTCTCGAACTTATGGGGGTTCAACTGCATCACGTACTCATTTTCGATGTGATAGGATTCGTTGATGAACTTGCGGATCACGTCATCGTCGTGATCGATGTTGAAAATTCGGAACAGCTGGATCTTCTCATACCCGACGTCTGTGGTTAGGAATTTTGCTCGGATGGCGTCGACGTTGTTCACTTCCGAGATAAGCGCGTCGTAGTTGAACCCTGGCATGTGTTCGGCCTGGATGGTGGCCTCCGCTGCCTGCCTCTCCTCAGGGGTCATGTTCCGGTTTTCGGTCGCGGTCTGCAGCGTGGGCACGGCGCGGCCTTTGAACAGGCTCGCCAGCAGGTTGTATTCCAGCCCGACTTCATCACGGAGCTCGTAGTCGCGCCGCAAGTAGATGGCCTTCAGGATCGGGTCTTGCAGTGTGGCGATGTTCGCCCTGCAGACCTTCGCGAAGGTCTGGATATCTTTCCTTGCGATGGGCACTTCCTTCACTACACCCCCGCGCGAAGAGAGGAATGATGCCGACGGCTGAGCTCCTTGAAAAACGTCCTTGGTACTCTTGATCACATCGATGGCAGGCTCGATGTCATGAGTAAGCATGAGGGTGGTCCGCCCTCTCAGGCTGGCCTTGCCCTGGAACAGTTCGTGCAGGATGGCAAACTTCTTGTTCTTGTCGAATGATGATATAGGGTCGTCCAGCACCACCAGATCGGGGTTCTCACTCAGCACCTGGTACATGAAAAGAACCAGTGCGAATGCGTTTTTTTCGCCGTAGCTGAGGTGTTTCGACGCGGTTTCTAGGTGACCGGCGAGATCATGGTGCACCAGCTTCATCTTGTAGGATTGTTCCTCCGGAACGATCTCGACGGTGTACTTGTAACCGGCGGACTTCAGGAACGCGTTGATGCTACCCTGGTTGGCCTCGATCGTTTTTTTGATCTTGGCCTTGTGCTTGTTGACCTGTCCTGTCAGGTCCCCAACCTTGGCAAGCAGGTCTTCCAGCTGCGTATTGACAGGGTCGGTAATGCTCCTAGTTTCTGCGGAGTCGAGCTTGTCCATTAGCGCCAGGTCGATTTTGAGCGGGGTGATCTTCTCGCTGATCTGGCCTACGTCCCTCAGTGAGAAGAAGGAGATGGCCCGCAGGCCCTCCAGCTGGGTGATCATGCCGTCAATTTCCGCTTTGAGCCCCGTCAGGAAACTCAGTTCGGCCGGGGTCAGATCGATTTTGGTTTTGGTCACCTTATCCAGGTTTTCGCGGCACTTTTCGCTAAAGTATTTGCCGAGCCTTTCGATGACCGCTTTTAGCGTGTTCAGGTGACCCACCGCCGTTGCGTCGAATTCCTTCGCAACAGCGAGGGCAGTGTCCTTCTGACCCTCACCCACGAGTGGAGTTGAGCAATAGGGGCAATTGTCACCCAGCTTTAGAAAATCGTTGCCCTTTATCTGCCAGCCAATCCATTTGGAAGGCTCCTGGCTCTTGATAAACGTCTCGAACGGCTTCAGCGCAAAAGGGATGTTTTCAGTTTTATTGCCGGTGCCGAACGCCTTGTGAATCCTGCTGTTCTTCGGAATGCTGCCGGGCTTTGACTTGCCAAATGCATCCCCTAGTTCCTTGAAGTCGGAAATGGTCTGCTCAATTTCCGCGTTGTTGGTGAGCGCCTGCTTCACCCCGGACAGCAAGAGGTCGATGGCATTCATCGCTGCGATGTAGTCTGGCGTTTTTATGAAAATGTCAAAACTGTTTTTGAGGACTTCGTCCTTTTGAAACACAAACTGCTGGACGTATTCATCATCGAAGACCAAGGCAGAAGTCATGTCGTCGATGCCCTGCACAGACGGTGGCAGCGCATCCGCCTTGCCCCGGCTTTTAAATGGCACCAGGTCCTGGAGAGTGCCGTCCCCGCGTATCTGGCTGACGATGGCTTTTGCCAACGTGCTCTTGCCAAGGCCATTGGGCCCATATTTGATGTTCAGTCTGCCTTGCAGCACGCTGATTTCCGCACGATCAACACTGTTACAGTTACTGATAACAACAGTTAATTGGGTCATGCATTCGTCCTCTATTCCTAAGATAGAGAGATTATGAACGTAAACTCCTAATTGCACGCATCAGGTAGGCGCAGTCCCCCAAAAAAAATCAAAAGAGCTGGCTTGGGCGACGCGTGCGCTGCATTCGTTCGAGCTTTCTCCCCACCTGCCTTAGAAATCTATGCCGATGCGGGGGAGGGGACCCTCCACGGCACTCGCGTTCGCGCCTACCACGCTCTCCTTCGACAACTATTGGGAACGTGTGATCGAGCCGATCCAACAGTGGCCTTGGTACAACACGCCGCGTCCGGCGGGACGCGAAATGGAGTTCTGGGACGCGCGCGTCGCTATGCTCGATGCTAATCTACTCCGAACCCAGATGAGGGACTTGAAGGACGGATCCTGGGAATCCGCCGCCGAGTAATGTCTATGGTTGAAATTTGGTACTTACCCATGGGTCGGCTTTTCAAGCATCTCATGCGGTGCGTTCAGTTCTCGGTGGCTCATCTCGTGGATGATGGAGGCGTGGTCATCGGTACCGTGAACCAGCTCACCGCGCGGCTGGAAAACGCCCGCTTGCGGCTATTGCTTCGCCAAGAAGGTGCGGATCGCATTATAGGCTTAGCCTCACTTCCCAAAGAAATAGGCGCAGGTTATCGACAAAATAAAGATCCTCTGATGCCGGCATCCCGATCAACGGCTTCGAGGGCAGGCCCGAGCTGGGCTATATTGTGGTCGCCGAAGATATGCGCGGCGATCAGCTATCGGGGCGATTCGTCGCCACGGAAATCAGCGTACACGCTTCGCCAGGGCCGATAACCACACCATGAAAACAACCTGCGTCTGGCGCCTATCTCGTCTTTGCCAAGCGGTAGGCTGGCTGTACGAACTCTGGAGTCAATTCGTCTGACGCTGGCGTCAGCGGGGTTCCTCCCATTGCAGACACGAAAGGCTCGATTACTAGCTATGGATGTGAGCTTTCAGGTGATCGGAATCTCGGCAAAGCATGCATATTTCCCGGTTGCCGCGTTGAGTGAAAATGTTCTTGTCATTTGACAGAGCGTGACCGAAAACTATATAAAGCAGCTATATTCCCTTCATTGCCGCTAGATAAAGGAAGGGCCGTCCCGATCGGCGCTCAATGCGATGCCTCGTCTCCGTGCTTTGCAAGCAAACATTTCAACGCTGGCGCCGCTGGTCGGCTATGCCTCCGAAGGTGCCGACAAGAAGCGGCGGATCTTCCAGCCATGGCGCGCTTGGTACAATACCGCCGGATGGGAGGACCTGCGCCAGGCCGTGTTCCTCCGCGACAAATTCACATGCCAGCGCACAGGCGAGCTTTGCACCGGAACGGCGCCGGCCCCGAATAGTCCCGTCGCCCACCATAAGACCCCGCATCGAGGCAATCCCAAACTCTTTTGGGATATCGACAATATCGAGACCGTATCCAAGCGGGTGCACGACTCCGGAATCCAACGTGAAGAACAGGCCATCCCCCACGGCCAATGGGATTGACGACATGCCCTTACATCTTGCGTTCTCGGTGCTGATCATCGTCGGCGCTCTGATCATCTTCGTGCTCGTCACTGGCATCGCCCCATAGTTGGAAAGTTCAGAAGAAGGCCCCCTGCTGACCATCCGCTGGCAGTCATCACGCCAGGCGCCATGCCGATTGTAGCCACTCAGGCGATGGCTGCCGACAAATTTCGCTTTGGGAACTTCCAAAATGGCTGCGACGCTCTATGCCCGCTGGGCAGCCGCGTGTGGAGGTATCGACCGAGCAAGCGGCGCAACGCCATTCCGCCCGCTTGGCGTCTAGCGTGTTTCCTCTGGCTATTCCTCCGGCGAAGCTTATCATGATCATGGCTACAACCAAAACAAGCATGACTGATTTGTAAAAGAGCTCGATCTTGCCATCGGAATGGAGCTTTTTATCTTGTTTATATTTCTCGTGTCCGACCAGCAACCACGCTAGCCAACTTACGGGCCCTCTCGGCTCGTAGGCGCTAACATCGCCAATCGCAGCACTCAACGATAATTCAGGTATGTCGGCCTTGTATTTCGTCTCGATAATTATCGCGTGCTTGACGGACCCACTAAGGAGCCGATGATACCAGTAACGATCAATGAAGTAGAACAGCCACGTGGCGAAAAGGCCGAATCCCGCGACAATAATAGCATACTGGACATGTAGCCCTAATACATCGAGAGTCAGCTTTCTATCAATCATGAACCCCATAGCAGCAAAGAATGCCAATAGGATTGTCACAAACATTCCACGAATCCGCATGCTAATTTCATTGAAATGCCGCTGCACTTCCACAACGGCTTTCCAGATATCGATAATTTGATTTCTGTGCTCGTCATTCATGTTTGTGTCCGCTCCGGAAATTCAGTAAAGTCAAATAAACTCAGAATCTCTGAGTACGTATTTTCAAGCGTATACGTCGGATCGACGTGCTCGCGCTCGTTTATTTTCTGTTCCCGGGCAACTTCTTCGGGGGTCCAGTGCGTCACTTCTTGCAGCAATTTATACTCAGGACGCTTATGCGCTTGACCGAACTTAGCCCACACAGCGTCGATCCCGCAATCTAATGCCATGGCGACATCTTTCATCAGATTGTCACCTACATAAACGCAATCTGCTTTGCTGAGACCTAGATCTTCGACGATCGTATTCAGCACTACCTTGTCAGGCTTTTTTGAGCCTTTCGGCGTGAAGTCCTGCTCGGTATGTCTCAGCTCATAGCGCTCGGCCGGGTATTTGCGAAAATCCTCCGGTTGAAGGCCTTCGGGTAACAGGTGGTCTCGGGGGCAGAATACGTAATCGAGGACACCATCCAGACCGAGACGTCGGAGACGATAGTTAGAATAGAACGCCATTGATTCGGTATAACCAATGATCTTTGTCCCGCGGCCTTTGATCTCCAGAAGCGTTTCGGCGACGGTAGGATAAAGCTTCAGGTTTCTGCGGCGTTGTTTTCGATAGATTTCAATCGCCTGAACGAACACCTCGGTGGCTGGGCGGCCCTTAAGGAAAGCCTGGAGAGAAGGAACTTCCTCAATCAAAAATGAATACTCTGAAGTTCCATGCTTTTGATGCACCGCCGCAATTTCAGGGATTAAGTTTTCCCTAGCTATCCCACTCGTCGCAACGATTTCCTCGAGCATGGGTGCGAAACAACTCAACCAAAGTTCCACCCAATCGAAGAGCGTGTTGTCTAAGTCCGTGATTAGCGCCAATTTTCTAGATCGCATTCTACCTCAATGTCAAAGATCGACGGTGTATGCGTCGGCCCGACGCATCGTTTCATAGTAGCCCGGGCATTAGTCGCTACGACGCGCCCGCTCATTGAGTGTTAACTGCCATTTCTGCAGTTGGCCAACCCAAGGCGGTGGTTTCTTTTATATAACGGTTGATAAATCGAGCCGGGGGCGGGCGAAAACTCCTAGGCCTTCGGGAAGGGCGGACCGGCCCCCGCGCAATTCGGAGATTTTTTTCGCGCGGGGGAAAAAACGAGAGCGGAAATGGAGGATTTTTAAAGTCCATCATGGAAAACGCCGAAGATTGGGCGCCATAAGGTCGAGAGGCGGGCTGTATCGGTCCGTCAGGCTTTTGACCAGCAGATCGGCGCGACCTCGCCGGGCCGCGTGACCTCCGGGGTCGACAGGACAGACGATCAGACGATCCGGATAAGCATTCGGCCGGGATACTGCCCGGCGGTGACATGGAGAAGCAGCGGGCTGTCGTTGGCGACCGCATTGCGGATGACTTCGGCGGCGATGAACTCGACTTCATTAATGCAGCCGTAGCTGGCTTTCTCGTCCAACCAGAGGCTGAAAGGCATGGTCTCGGGATTGTGTTCCAAGGCATGGACGACGGCGGGCTTTTCGCCCGCGTCCAGATTGGCATTGTGCATCAGGTAGACGCCATAATCGCAGCGCAGCCAAAAGCCCGGCTCGGGAGCATCCTGGTGCCAAAGGGCGCGCTGCCCCTTCGGCCAGCTTGCCTCGGCGGATTTGAGCAGGTCGCGCAATTGCGCGACTGGGAAAGTCAGTAGCATTGTTGGGTGCTCCATTCATAGCATGCGGAAAGCATGCCTGCGCCGCTCGGGGCCTCGCATCCGATTTCTTGCCCGACCTCGGCTGGTGTGCAAATCGTGGGGGCGCATGATTGCCGACGATAATCATACCGTCGGGTAAAATCATAGCGGTCATCCGGCCTCTCCGGTCGCGCCGGTTTTACTCGGCCCGTGCCGCGTTGCGCTGCGCCTCAAGGGCGGTGACCGCGAAGTTCCGGTATTTGTTCGTCGCCTTCGGCGAGGAGGAAACCGGATTGATCGGGAAGGCCTTGAAAGCCTTGATGTCACCCTTTTCGCCCCGGCCGAGGAAAAGCGATGCGGTGAACTTGACCGCATAGGCTTCCGGCGAGGTCCAGGTCGGGGTGGTGTTTTAGTTACTTCCTCGGTTTTTGCCCGCCCCCTATTGGCGCGTAGTCAGAGACCGAAGTCGGAAGGTACCACCAAGTGTTTGTTGTTGCAGTAAAAACGGTAAGGTATGAGCAAGCGAAAACGAGCCGGCCGGCCCCCGCATGAGCCGAGCGAAAAAGACCGGAAAATGGTCGAGGTCCTGTCGGGCTTCGCGGTGCCGACGAAGCATATAGCGGAGGTCGTGGGGATCACTCAGGCCACGCTATTCAAGCACTATCGGGACCAGCTGCGGCGCGGCGGGGCACTCGTCCAGGCCAAGCTGGTCGCCAATCTCCTGCGGATCGCCAGCGGCAGCGATGGCACGGCGTTGAAGGCAATCACCTTCGCGCTGCAATGCCGCTTCGGCTGGTCGCAATATGTCCCGCGCCCCGATGGTGAGCGCGATCGGCCGCCGGGCAAGAAGGAAATTCAGCAGCGCGAGGCCGAAACCGCGCATACCGAATCCGATTGGGGCCGGCTGTTGAATTGACCGGCTGGAACTTCGCCTGCCGGGATTGGGAGCAACGGCTCCTTGCCGGTAAATCGCTGATACCGGATTTGCCGCTGGACGAGGCCGAGGCCGCCCGCGCCGTCGATATCTTCAACAAGCTCCGCTTGCCCGATGTGCCCGGCCAGCCCCTCCTGCGCGATGCGGCCGGCGAATGGCAGCGCGATATCGTCCGCGCCATCTTCGGCTCAATGGTCGGCGACACGCGCATGGTGCAGGAGCTTTTCTGCATGGTGCCGAAAAAGAACAACAAGACGACCGGCGGCGCCGGGGTCTCGCTGACGGCCTTGTTGATGAATTCCCGGCCGCATGCCGAATTCATCTATGTGGGGCCGACGCATGAGGTCTCCGACCAAGCCTTTCAACAGGCGGTCGGGATGATCGAGGCCGACGATTATCTGAGCAAGCGGTTCCATATCGCGCACCATACGAAGACGATTTTGGACCGGCGCAACAAAGCCCGGCTCAAGGTCAAGACCTTCGACATGAAGGTCGTCACCGGCTCCAAGCCGGTTTTCGTGTTGCTGGACGAACTGCACCTTATGTCATCCATGGCCGCCGCCGCCCGGATCATCGTCCAGATTCGCAACGGCATGCCGGCGCCGGAATCGGTGCTGGTCATGATCACCACGCAATCGGACGAGCCGCCGGCCGGTGCCTTCAAGACCGAACTCCGCTATGCGCGCGGCGTCCGGGACGGCCGGATCAAAGAAAGCCGTATGCTGCCGATCCTCTATGAATTCCCGGAAGAGATGCAGCGCAGCGGCGCATGGCGCGATCCGGCGGTCTGGCCGCTGGTCAATCCGAACCTCGGCCGCTCGATCACGCTGGAAAAGCTGAAATCGAGCTATCAGGCGGCGCTCGAAAAGGGCGACGAGGATCTGCGCCTGTGGGCGTCGCAGAGGCTGAACGTCGAAATCGGCGTGGCGCTTCATGACGACCGTTGGCTCGGCGCCGATTATTGGGAAAGCGCGGCCGATCCGTCGATCACGCTCGACTCGCTGATCGCCGAGTCCGATGCCGTCGTTTTCGGCATCGATGGCGGCGGGCTGGACGATCTATTCGGGCTGGCGGCGATCGGCCGTTGCAAGCGCAATCGAAGCGAATGGCGGCTCTGGTCGCATGCCTGGGCGCATAAGGATGTGCTGTCCCGGCGAAAGGAAATCGCCGACCGGCTGCACGATTTCGAACGCGACGGCGATCTGACGATCTGCGAGACGCCGACGCAGGATTTTGAGGAAGTCGCCGACATCATCGCCCGCGTCCGGGATACCGGGCTGTTGCCCGAAAAGGCCGGCGTCGGCCTCGATCCGGTCGGCGTCGCCAACATGGTCGATGCGCTGGCGGTGCGCGGCATCACTGGCGATCAGGTCGTCGCGATCCCGCAGGGCTACCGCCTTTCGGGCGTCATCCAAGGCACAGAGCGCAAATTGAAGGACGCCACGCTTTGGCACGCTGGCGCGCCGCTCATGGCGTGGTGCGTCGGCAATGCAAAGGTCGAACAACGTGGGAATGCGGTGCTGATTACCAAGCAAGTCGCGGGCAAGGCGAAAATTGACCCGCTCGTCGCCGCCTTTGATGCGGCCATGCTGATGAGCAAGAACCCCGAGGCGGTCGGGGCGGGCATGGATAGCTATTTCCGCAGCCTCGCGGGGGCAGCGGCGTGAGCCTCCTCCGCAAAATGGCGACCTTCTTCCGGCGGCTGTCCTTGCGCAGCCCGGACGGCTGGTATCCCGATGGCCAGCGCTCGGACGCGGGCGAGCCGATCACCGACCAGAACATCCTCGCGATTTCGGCCGTATGGGCCTGCGTCAATCTGCTGGCCGGCACCATCGCATCGCTGCCGCTCATGGTCTATCGGACCAACAGTCGGGGCGAGCGCACGCTGGCGCGCGATCATCCGCTGTTTCGCATCCTGCATGATAGCCCGAATTACGACCAGACGGCCACCGACTTTTGGGAATACTCCTCGGCCTCTATCGAGCTTTGGGGCAATTCCTACGCGGCGATCGAAAGGAATGGCGGCGGCCGGGTGGCGGCGCTTACGCCCTTGCGCCCGGATAGCGTCAGCGTCCGCCGGCTCGAGAATGGAAATCTCGAATACCGCTGGACCAAGGACGGCGAGAACCATGTCGGCAGCGACCGCGCTATTCTCCATATTCGCGGCTTTGGCGGCGATCCCCTCGGCGGCATGTCCACCTTGCATTTCGGCCGGCATGCTTTCGGCCTTGCCCGCGCGATCGATCGGGCGGCGGCCGGGACATTCAGCAACGGCATGATTGCGCAAACGGCGCTGACATTCGAGCGGTGGCTTACCGACGAGCAGCGCAATCTAGCCGAAACCAAGCTCTCGGAGAAATATATCGGCGCCAAGAATAGCGGGCGGCCGATCATCCTTGAGGGCGGGACGAAAATCGATGTGCTTTCGATCAAGCCCGAGGACGCGCAGATGCTCGAATCTCGCGGCTTTTCGGTCGAGGAGGTTTGCCGGTTCTTCGGCGTCCCGCCCTTCATGGTCGGACACACGCAAAAGGTGACCAGCTTCGGCTCCGGGCTTGAGCAACAGGTTTTGGGCTTCCAGAAATTCACGCTTCGCCGCCGCCTAAAGCGGATCGAGCAGGCTTTGGAAAAGCAGCTGCTTACGCCGGCCGAGCGGGCCGCCGGGCTCACCATTGAATTCAATCTGGAAGGATTGCTGCGCGGCGATAGCACGGCGCGGGCGGCCTTCTATCAGTCGGCGCTGGCCAACGGCTGGATGACGATCAACGAGGTCCGGGAAAAGGAAAACCTGCCTCGCGTCGAGGGCGGCGATGTGCCGCGCATGCAGATGCAGAACGTGCCGATCACCGAGGCGGGCAAGCAACAGGAGGCATTGCCGGCGCCGGCCGAAAATCAGGAGCCGGAACCATGAAAACCAAAGATTTCACCCTCCAAGTCAAGGAGCTGACCGAGCACGGCACCTTCGAAGGCTACGGCTCAATTTTCGGCAATGTGGATGCCTACGGCGAAAAGGTCGTTCCAGGCGCCTTTGTGGAGAGCCTCGCCAAGCACCGCCGCGAGGGCACCAACGTCCTGATGCTCTGGCAGCACGATCCCGACAATCCGATCGGCGTTTGGGAGGATTTGGCCGAAGATGCCAAGGGCCTTTACGGCAAAGGCCGGCTGATCCTCGAAATCCAGAAGGCCCGTGAGGTCCGCGCGCTGATGCTGCAAAAGGCGATCGGCGGGCTTTCCATCGGATATCGCGAAATCGAGACAGAGCCGGATGGCAATGTCCGCCTCCTGAAAAAGCTGGAGCTTTACGAGATTTCCCCGGTCGCATTCCCGGCCAATCGCCGGGCGCGGATCGAGGCCGTCAAATTCGGAGAGTTAGAGGCATTGGCGCGGCGCGGCGAGCGCCTCCAAGAACTGGCGCGGTGCTTCCGCGACGGCGAGCCGATGCCGGCGAAGGAATTCGAGGAAATCCTGCGGGATGCAGGCTTCCCGAAAAGCGCAGCCGTACAGATCGCCTCTGTCGGCTATGCGAAGGCCATTCGGAGTGAGTCCGAGGGCAGCAAGGCGAACGAGCAGGCCGCGTTCCTTCAAGCCCTTTTGCGCGGCTGATTTTTCCCCTCACTGCGAAAGGACTCCGCTATGCCGGACCCTGTAGAAAAGACCGCCGAGCAGTTGGCTCTGGAGGTCAAAGCCGAATTCGACAAAACCATGAATCAGGTCAAGGAGATTGCCGAAAAGGCACTCGCCGAGGCCGCCAAGGGCGTCGGCATGAACGACGATTTGAAGGAAAAGGCCGACGAGTCTCTCCTGAAAATGAATTCCCTGACAGAGCAGGTCGCCGAGATCGAGCAAAAGCTCGCGCGCGGCGGCGGCAACAAGACGACCCCTGAAAAGACCATCGGCGAGCAGTTCGTCGAGGATCAGGGGGTAAAGGACTGGGCGCAGTCCAGCCCGAGCAAGGGCAAGGCGGACGTTCGCTTTAAGGCGACGATCACCTCCGCGACGACCGACACGGCGGGCGCCGCCGGGGCGGCTGTCGAGACCACCCGCCTGCCGGGCATCCTTGCCCTGCCGCAGCGGCGATTGACGGTTCGTGACCTGATTTCGCCGGGCCGCATGGACGGCAATGCGCTGGAATACGTCCGTGAGACGGGGTTCACCAATTCGGCGGCACCCGTCGCGGAAACGGCGGCCAAGCCGGAGTCGGACCTGAAATTCGATCTGGTCACGACCTCGGCGAAGGTCATTGCCCACTGGATGAAGGCGAGCCGTCAGATTCTTGACGACTTCTCGCAGCTTCGTTCGATCATCGACCAGCGCCTCCTGTATGGCCTCGCCTATGTCGAGGAAGGCCAGCTGTTGAACGGCGATGGCACCGGCCAAAACCTGCATGGGATCATCCCGCAGGCTACCGCCTATGCCGCTGCGTTCACGCCCGATGCGCCAACCGCGATCGATACGCTGCGGCTCGCTCAATTGCAGGCGGCGCTGGCCGAGTATCCGGCCACCGGCCACGTTCTGCACCCGACCGATTGGGCGCGGATCGAACTGACCAAGGATACGACCGGCCGCTATATCATCGGCAATCCGCAGGGCACTATCGGCCCGACTCTTTGGGGCCTCCCCGTCGTCGCCACTCAGGCAATCGCGGTTGACAAGTTCCTGACCGGCGCGTTCCGGCTCGGGGCACAGCTTTTCGATCGCTGGGACGCTCGCGTCGAGGCTGGATTCGTCAATGACGACTTCATCAAGAACCTCGTCACGATCCTCGCCGAGGAACGCTTGGCGCTGGCCGTCTACCGGCCGGAAGCGTTCATTTATGGCGACCTTGGCTTTGTAGCCTGATCGATAGGCGCGGCTTTCGGGCCGCCCTTTCCTTGCCTTGAAGGGGAGTAACCACCATGGCCGAGTTTGTCGTGAAGCGGCAGCATCTTGGCGACCGTATGTATTTGCCGGGCGATACCCGCCAAGCGGCAGAAAGCGAGGTCGCGCATCTGATCAGGAACGGCGTGCTGCAAAAAGAAAAAGCGCCGAAGCCGGAAAAGGGAAAAGCTGAAACAGGCGCCCCGGCGAACAAGGCGGAAGGCGCGGCTCCGAAAAACAAGGGTGCATGAGCATGCTCGTTCCAAAGCATCGCCCGGAGCTCGTCACGCCGCCGGCTGCGTCGCCGGTCAGCCTCGCCGATGTCAAGAAAGCCCTCCATGTCGAACACAACGAGGATGACGGCCGGCTTCAAGACGAGATCGCGGCGGCCGTGGCGCATTATGAGGGGCCGGATGGCATTCTCGGCGGCGTTATCCTTTCCGAGCAGAATTGGCGGCAGGATTTCGATCGCGTCGAGCAGAAGATGCTCCTGCCGCTGCGTCCGGTCGGCGATATCGTCAAGGTCATCTGGAAAGACGAGGACGGCACGGAGTCGACCATCGGCGACACCAATTATGCGCTTCTGACCGATGCGGGCGGCCGGTCTTATCTCCGCTTCCACGATTCCTATGAACTGCCGAACTATCTCTATGAGGTCGCCGGGGCGTCGGTCGAGTTTGCCACCGGCTATGAGACCGTTCCGGCCGACATCAAGACCGCCATCATCGTCCGCGTGCAATTGCAATATGACGAGGCCGCATCGAACAACGGCCAGAACCTTGAGCGGATCGAGGCAAACCTCATCCGCAAATATCGCCGGCCGGGGATCGCCTGATGACTATTGCGGCCGGCGATCTGCGCGAAAAAATCACCATCGAGCGCGCCAGCTATATCAACAATGAATTCAATGAGCCGGTTGAGACGTGGGCGCTCTATATCAGCCGCCGCGCCCGGCGCGAGGATTCGGGATCGGGCGAGAAAGAGGCGGCAGGGCAGGTCGGCGCCTTCCTGATGGCGCGCTTTGCGATCCGCCGCGACGCCCTGGTCGATGGCATCAAGCCCACCGATCGCATCGCCTATGATGGCGCGCATTGGAACATCAAGGAGATGAAGCAACTCCGCGACAATACGCGCTTCCTCGAAATCACCGCCGTAAAGGACTTGGGTTGATGGCTGGCGTTCGGGTCTCGATCGAAGGGCTGAAACAGCTTGACCGAGCCCTGGCCGAATTGCCGAAAGCGACCGGCAAGGCGGTTCTGCGCCGCACGCTGACAAAGGCCGGCGAGCCGCTGGCCGATGATATGCGCGCCAAGGCGCCCGACGATACGCAGACCGGCGGCAACGATCTGCGAGGCTCCATCGGCGTCGGAACAAAGCTGTCCAAGCGGCAGGCGAAACTGCATCGCAAGGCATACAAGAACGATAAGGCGAGCGCCGAGGTTTTCGTCGGCGCCGGGCCGGTACCGCACGCGCATCTGCAAGAATTTGGCACCTCCCGCCATGGACCGCAGCCCTTCGCACGCCCCGCTTGGGATGCCGGAAAAAATCAGGTCCTCGATACCATCAAGGACGAACTCGCCGTCCAGATCACCAAGGCGGCGCAGCGGCTTGCACGCAAGGCGGCAAGGCTGGCGGCAAAGGGCTAAATCCGAAATGGAAGAAGCGATTACGGCGCTCCTGTCCGGCGTGGCAGGCGGGCGGCGGTTCTGGACGCGCGCGCCCCAAAAGCAGGCGGACGGCTCGCCCATGCCGCGCCCCTATGTCGTGCTGTTCCGCATCGATGGCGTGCCCTCCTACCATTATCGGGGCCGCGACCTGATCTCATCGCGCATTCAGGCGAATTGCTACAGCGACACTTTCACGTCCGCCAAGCAGACGGCCCGCGCCCTGATCGCCGCCGTCGAGGGCCATAGCACCGGGATCATTCAGGGAATCTTCATCGAGGACGCCGGCCGCGATGTGACCGCCTCCGATCCCGGCGAGGTCACGCCGCTGTTCGCGATCACCGTGGAATTCACGGTCATCCACTCCGCCTAAACCACCCCAAGGAGCGTCGTCATGGCTACTGCCGCTGCAATCGGCTGGTCCACCACCTATGAGATTTGGGATGCCAGCCTTACCACTCCCGCCTTTGCTATGGTCGCGGAGGTCAATTCCGTCACGCCCGGCGCCGCCGAGGTCGATCGGATCGACGCCACGCATATGCAAAGCCCGAACCGGCGCCGCGAATATATCGCCGGCCTGATCGACAACGGCGAGGCATCTTTCGAGATGAATTTCGTGCCCGGCAGCGATAGCGACGTGCTGATCCGGGGCTTGCTCGATAGCGGCGCCTCGGTCCAGCACCGCATCACTTTCCCGAATGGCCACCGCGTCACCTATAACGCGGTCATCACCGGCTACGAGAAAGAAATCCCGGTCGATGACAAGATGACCGCGACCGTGACCGTGGCGGTATCCGGGGCCGAAACTTGGGATGAGGCGGCACCCTGATGGCTAATCCACACCGTGGTTCCGTCGCGTTCAACGTCGGCGACCGGGCCTATACCCTATCGTTCTCGATCAACGCGATTTGCGAGCTTGAGGAGCTTCTCGGCCAGCCGGTCCCGCAGATCGCCGCCACCCTCAACAAGTCCGAGGACATCCGCATGACGACCGTCCGCGCGCTGATCTGGGCGGCGCTGCGCGACTATCATGAGGAAGTCGATCTGAAAGAGGCGGGCGCCATCGCCAGCGAGGCCGGCATGCCGCCGGTTATGGAGGCGATCGGCCGCGCCTTTCAACTTGCGTTCCCGGAGGCGGCCGAAAACGCAAACCCTCGGAAACCCCCGGCGCGCAAACCGGGGCGGGCGGCCTGAATCCGGTCGATCTGTTGCGAACATGGGTCGAAAGCGGTCAGGACCCCGCGCGGTTCTGGCGGCTTACCGTCCGGGAAATCACCATCATCCTTGAGGGCTGCGCCAATCGCCTGACACGCCAGCACAACGAGCGGGCTTGGCTGGCTTGGCATATCGAGGCGCTCGCCCGCCAGACGCGACTCCCGAAATTGAAAACGCTTCTCCACGGCGCCCCCGGCAAGCGTCGCATGTCGCCCGAGGAAATCGAGGCGGTGGCGCGCACGTGGCTCGCCTCAAGGCAGAGGAAAAATCATGACATCAGCGGTCATCGGCGCCCTCCGGGTTAACCTCGGACTCGATAGCGCCGCCTTTCAGGATGGATTGAAAAAGGCGCAGTCCGGGCTATCGCGCTTCGGCTCGATGGCAAAGACCGGGCTCATGGCGGGCGCTGCCGCAGCAGCCGCCGGCTTGGCCGCTTTCGGCGTCTCGATAAAGGGCGCGATCGACGCCGCCGACGACATGTCGAAAATGGCGGCAAAGATCGGGATTCCGATCGAGGAGCTATCGCGGCTGAAATATGTCGCCGATCTGTCGGGCGTCTCGATGCAGACGCTTGCCGCCGGGGTCCGCAAGCTCTCCGTCAATATGACCGACGCGCTGGCCAAGCCCACCAGCGAAGTCGCGGCGGCGTTCCAGAAGCTCGGCATTGAATTGACCAACGCTGACGGCTCGATGCGGTCGTCCCAAGACGTGCTTATTCAGCTGTCCGACAAATTCGCGGCCATGCCGGATGGCGCGGAGAAAACCGCGCTGGCGATGAAGCTCCTCGGCAAATCCGGCGCCGAAATGATTCCGCTGCTGAATGGCGGCTCGGCGGCTTTGCGCCAGATGATGGCCGAGGCCGATTCCTTCGGTCAGGTTTTCACGAAGGAAATGGGCGCCAACGCCGAGGCCTTCAATGACAATATCTCGCGGCTGACCGGTGTCGTCGGCAATCTCGCCGCGCGGGTGGCGACGCAACTCCTGCCGCATATGGTGGCCTTCTCCGAATGGCTGGTCCAGAACGCGCCGGCAATCGCCAACTTCGCCGTCAAGATGGTGGAATTCGGTGCGGGCGTCGCCAAGCTCGGTATGGCGATAGGGCAGCTTGCGCAGGACATTACTGCGCTGGTGACGGGCGCATGGGCGGAATTCGAGGCGGCGTGGAACCGCATCATCGAAAAGCGCAACCAGCTTGTCGCCGCGATGCAGTCATTCGGGCAGGAGGTCATTGCGGCCTTTATGGCGCTGCCCGCGCGCGTGGCGGAGGTCGGAGCGCAGATCATCGACGGGCTCTGGAATTCCATCAAAGCGCGGTGGGAGGTGGTCAAGGCCGGCCTCGCCGCGTTCGGGCACGAAATCGTCGCCGCCTTTCAGGCGATCCCCGGCCAAATGGCCGCGATCGGTGGCCAGATCATCGACGGCCTCTGGAACGGCATTCAGGCAAAATGGAATGAGGTCAAAGGCGGCCTCGCGACGATCGGCCACAACATCATCGATTTCGTGAAGAACCCGCTGCAGGTTCAATCGCCGTCGCGGGTCATGCATGAGATCGGCGGCTTCATCATGCAGGGCCTCGCCAACGGCATCATGGGCAGCCAGCCGATGGCGATCACCGCCGCGCAAGAATCCGCCGGGGCGATTACCGGCGCCTTCAATGGCGTGCAGCAGATCGGCGGCACGATTTCCGGGATGCTTACCAGCGCGTTCCAGGGCCTTATAGACGGCTCCAAGAAGGTCAAGGACGTTCTGAAAGACCTTCTCGGCCAGCTGGCGCAAATGCTGATGAACCAAGCGTTCCAAACGCTGTTCGGCGGCGGCGGTGGTGGGAGCGATCCATGGGCCGGCCTCCGCTCCGTAGGCGGCGGCGGTGGCGGTGGAATCTTTGGCTTGATCGGCAGTCTGTTCGGCTTTGCCAATGGCGGCTCGTTCAAAGTCGCCGGGGCCGGCGGCGCCGATAGCCAGATTGTTGCCTTCCGCGCCTCGCCGAATGAGCGCGTCAGCGTCACCAAGCCGGGGCAGGAGACGCGGCACGGTGCCCCGGTCGCGGTTCAGGTCGGCGTGACCGTCGATGATGACGGCAGAATTCGCGCCTATGTGACCGACATGGGGTCCAAGGCGGCGCAGACCGGCGCGGCAATGGCTGTGCGGCAAGTCAAGTCCAGCATGCCGCAGCTGATCGCTAACGCGCAATCGCGGGCCATGTGATCATGACGCTGCGATGGCCGCTCGATATCTTGCCGCCGCGCGAGATTGTTGCCGATATCGCCCCGCGATCCATGGCCGCGCCGGCCGCCGTGTCCGGGGTCCAGCAAGTCGTCGCGTCCGACGCCGGCCTCTGGAAAGTCGCCTTCGGCGGCATCCCGGTTGTCAATGGCAATGCGGTGCTGACGTGGCGGGCGATCGCCGCCACGCTTGAGGGCCGTATCCAGCCGATCCTCGTCCCGCTTTCGCACTGGTATCAGCCCGAGCCGCCCAATGCCGAGGCGCTCGGCCTGTGGAACCCGGTGGCGCATTCCGACAACACCCGCTTTACCGATGGCACCGGCTATCAGGGCTCGGTCAATGACGTGCGCCTTCTTTCGGCCGTCGCATCGCGGGCGGTCTCGGCGACGTTCAATGTCGTTGCGGCCGGCGCCAAGATGCAGCCCGGCCAAATCTTCTCCCTCGGCGAGCGGCTTTATCGGCTGCGCACCGTCACTTGGACATCGGCCACCGTCGCGGCGGTGACATTCCGGCCGCCGGCCCGCGAGGCCACCGTCGCCGGCCAGCGGGTGGAGCTTGATGATCCGGTCTGCCGGATGCGCCTTGCCTCCGATGCCGAAATGGACCTGCCGCTGGACTATGGCCGCTGGTCATTCCCCACCGTCAATTTCATCGAGGATGTTTGATGTCGTCGTTTTTCAGCGCCGACCAGATAGACGCCATGCGCGGCAGCGTCGTGCGCTGCGACTTGCTGGTCGAGATGGCTTTCCGATCGGAAACGATACGGGTCTGGAATGGCAATACCGAGCTTACGGCCGGCGGCAGGAAATGGCTCCCGATGTATGGCTACGGCATCGTTGACGGCCTTTCCATGCCCACCTCGGCGGTCTCCGAATCCATCACGCTACAGCTGAACGGCCTGCCAAATCAGGCGGCCGATTTCCTGAAAGTCGCGATTGATGAAACGCCCGAGGTCGATCAGCAGACCGTCACCGTTTTCATCCAGCTGTTCAACGAGGATTGGCAACCGTTCGGGCTCCCGGCGCCGATCTGGTGGGGCTACATGCAGCCGCCCCGCATTTCCCGGACCCAAGTCCGCGACCTTGAAGGCGCGGTTCAGACAATCACGCTGACGGCCGAGAATGCTTTCTTCGGTCGATCGCGCCCGCCCTTCGGCCGCTACACGGATCGCGACCAGCAGAACCGCTCGCCTGGCGACCGCTTTTTCCAGTTCACGGCGAGCCTCGTCTACAAATCATTCCGCTACCCGGATTACTGATGACGGTTGATGAATTCATCACGGCCGAGCTTTCCCGGCCGTTTTCATGGGGCAAGAGCGATTGCGCCGCCATGGCCGATCGCTGGGTGCAGGCCGTCGCCGACTTTTCCCCTATGGACCTTTTCGGCCGCCGCCATAGCGACGAGGCCGAGGCGCTGGAATGGCTGCGCGAGCCCGGCAGCATCGCAGTGGCCGTCAATCGCGTGATGCGCGCCGCCGGCTTCAAGAAAACCGCCGAGCCAAGGATTGGCGACGTGGGACTCGTCTTCCATGAGGGCCGGCTTTGCGTGGCGATCCTTGCCGGATCGGTATGGATTTGCCGCGATGAGGCCGGGCTGATCGGCGTCCCGCCGGCCGCGCTTTGGAAGGCTTGGAGGATCGAATGCCTGCGGCGGTAGTGGGCATCATTGGGGCGATCGGCGCCGCCGTATCCGGGATCGCCTCCACCGTCGCCGGTTTGTTCGGGGCGATCGGCTCCACCGCGATCGGCACCGCCTTGCTGAAACTCGGCCTGTCCATCGGCCTGTCCTATCTGGTCAGCGCCTTTAACAAGCCGAAGCAACCCAAGCCCGAAGACGTGCAGCAATCGTTCCGGCAGGCGACGGCACCAAGAGTCCGCCATTACGGCCGGGCGAAAGCCTCCGGCACATGGGTCTTTGCCGAGGCCAAGGGCGGCCATTTCTACAAGGTCATTGCGATCGGGCAGGGGCCTATTGATGCGATCGAGGAATATTGGATTGATGACAAGCAGGTCACGCCCGATGCGGTAAACGGCAAGACCGGGACGAATGTTCGGCTCCGCGCGCGCCTCGGCAAAGCCACCGAGACCTATTACGACGAGCTTGGCGCCGTCTTCCCGGAAAGCTGGACCGCCGAGCGTCGCGGCGACGGCGTGGTGTCGGTTTTCGTGACCCAATACGCGGTCGAGCAAAAAAACTACCTGCGGAATTTCCCGAACGGCATCAATACCACCGTCCGCCTCGTCTTCCGGGGCGCAAAGGTCAAGAATCCGATCACCGGGGCGACCGCATGGAGCGACAATGCCGCTGCGGTGATCCGGGATTATATGACGCATCAGGACGGCATGCGCCTCCCGGAAAAATTCGTCACCACCGCCAAGGCCCACGCGGGCTGGCGCGCGGCTTTTACGCGGGCGGCGGAAACGGTCCCGCTCAAGGGCGGATTGTCCGAGCCGCGCTATCGCCTTTGGGGCTCCTACCAGATGGACGAGCGGCCGGCGGACGTGCTGAGCCGCATGCTGGCCGCCTGCGATGGCCGGTTGGTGCCGACTGCTGATGGCGGGCTGACGCTGGATATCGGAACGTGGGCCGAGCCGGCGGTGGTCCTCGATAACGACTCAATCACCGGCTTTTCCGAGCTTGGCCGTGGCCGCGATATCCTGACGACCGCAAACACCGTCCGCGCCACGTTTCTTGATCCGTCGCAGGATTATCAGGCGGCCGACGCCGATCCGTGGGTCGATGCCGAGGACGTATCCCTTCGGGGCGAGATCGAGCAGGACATTCAGCTGAATATGGCGCCAAGCCACAGCCAAGCGCGGCGGCTGATGAAATTGGCGGCGTGGCGGGCGAATCCCGCATGGATTGCCACCTTCCAATGTAACCTGCGCGGCCTCGCCGCCTTCGGCGAACGCTTCGTCCGGATCGATTATCCGTTGCTCGGCATCAACTCCGTTTTCGAAGTGGACGATTTCCGCTTTGTCATCGATGAGGGCGGGCTTCTGGTCGGCGTCACCATTCAGGTGCACTCGATGCCGGCCACCGCCTATTCATGGGACCCGGATCAGGAACAGGGCGACGCGCCGGTATCTGAGAATTCCGAGACCGACGACGAAATCCCGGTGCCCGACCCGCCGACAGTGACCTTCGTCGGCATGGCCGCCGAGCTTTCCTTTGAGCCGTCGCCGTCGCCGATCCTCAATATTGAGGCCCGCTGGAAGCGGACAAACCAGAGCACGTGGACGGAGTCCGGTGTGCTGGCCAATACCGCGTCCACCTTCACGACCCCGGCGCTAACCGAGAACGTCGAATATGAATTCCAGCTTCGCTATGTGACCGAGCGCGGCTTGGAGGGCAATTGGTCGGTGAGTGCGCTCGGCACGCCAAGCGGCGATCCGGCGGCGCTCGACTCCTTTACAGCTGTCGGCGGGTTGGGCCGCGCCACGCTCAATTTCGATACGGCGACCGTGGATGGCAATCTCAACACCATCGCCATCTACCGCGTCCCGTTTGGCCAAGCGCTGAACAAAACGACGCATTTCCTTACCCGCATATCCGCCGCGCCGAACGACACGATAGCGCTGACCGATGGCGACGCGACGCCCGTCAATCTGCTCACCAATCCGGGATTTTCGAGCGACGTGGGCTGGACGACGACGGCCGGGTGGGTGATCACCAACGGCAAGGCATCACACGGGCTCGGCGTCTATGGCGGCATTTCTCAGCCGGTCACGCTGGCGGCGGGCACGGTCTATCGTATCGCCTATACCATCCTCGATTACGACGCCGGGGCCGTTCAGACGCGCCTGACCGGCGGCACGGCGGTCGATGGCGAGTGGATTTGGGACAATGGCCGGAAACTGCTCAAGCTGACCGCCGGCAGCGGAAACACTGCATTCCAGGTGGACGCATCCACCGACTGCGGCGGCTCGATCGATGACGCCGTGATCTTCGAGGAAACCGGCACCTGCGCGCCGCAGGGCGTGTGGAATTACTACGCGATCCCCGAAAACGCGGCGCTGGTCGAGGGGCCGGCATCCGGCCCGATCACCGCGACAATCATCTGACAAGGGAGAAAACGAATGGCTACAGCAAATGAAATCTGGCGCGATTTCAATGTGGACGGCGTTCCGTCTTCCGGTCCCTATGATCCCGAAAAATCGCAAATCCGGCAATGGGGCATGGAGCGGGTGGGTTCCACCGCCGTCTCCACGATCGTCAAGCTGACGCAGGCGCAATACAACGCGCTCGGCACCAAGGACGCCAACACGCTCTATATCATCGTCGGCTAGGCCCAACCCCATGTATGTCGGAACCGGCAAGGTCGCCGCCCTCCATGTGGGCAGCGATCTGATCAGCCGCGCGTATCTTGGCGATGAGATTGTTTATCCGCCGGGCTCCTATCCGCTCGGGTCCCTCTCGACCTTGGCATGGTGGCGCGCCGATGATGCCTCGTCGCTGACGCTTGTCGGCGGCAAGGTTTCGCAATGGCGCGACCAGATCGCCGGCCATGCCATGGCGCAAGGCACCGACGCCCGGCGGCCGGTCTATTCGGCCACCAGCTTCGCCGCATCGCCGGGCGTCCAGTTCTCCTCCGCCGGTCAGACCTATCTTTCGATGAGCACGTCGCCATGGCCGATCGAGGGCGATGAAGGCGCGGTGTTGATCGTCTGCGATCAGCTTTCGCCCGCCAGCGCGACCGTGCCGAAGACTCTCTTTTCCTATGGCAACACCGCTTTCACGCAACGCAAGGTCCAGCGCCTTGTCGTCGCGGGCGTCAATCGCGCGGCGGCGGATATCGGCAACACCTTTTCGACTTATCCGATCTATGAAGGCACACAGAACTTTTACGGCATCCATGCCGTCACCGCATTTTTCGGTGATGTGAATACGACCGTGGCCATCGAGGAAGAATTTGCCGGCGTCAACACGCTGGCTTTGCGCACCGAGGCCGGGCGGACTCGGATCGGGGCCGATGCCTTGGCGGCGCCCACCGAACATTGCGACTGCATTATCCGGGATGTCGTCATAGTCGACGCCACCACCATGAAGCCCGGCGAGTTCGACCGCTTCATCAATTGGGCGATCGGCAGGAGGACTCCGGTGTGATCAACCTCGGCAGCGCTGAGATCGCCGATCTCCGCGTGGGCGCCAGTCAGGTCGCCCGCGTCTATCTCGGCGAAGACATCATCTGGCAACCGAATTTCGACTCGCTGCCCGCCGCGATCTATTTCTCGGCCGCCGGCAATGACGATACCGGCGCCGGGACGCAGGCCGCCCCGTTCAAGACGCTCAAGATGGCGAACGCCGTGGCGAGGGCCGGCAAGACGCTTTATTTCCGGGGCGGCGATACCTTCACCGGCACGCTGCTTGCTCGGCCGGGCTGCATCTATAATTCCTATGGCACCGGCAAAGCGACGATTAACTCAGGCAATGCCGAGGCGGTCCTACTGGACAATGCCGATAGCGCCCAAGTCCGCCGGCTGATCGCGCAGGGATCGGGCACGACGGTCAACGGCACCCACGGCATCCGGGCAATCAACAGCCATGCCGAGGGCATTCAGATCGATGACGTGGTGATCGATGGTTGCGAGGTGCGCGGCTATGGCCGCAACGGCATTTTCGCGACGGTCGCGAATTATCCGTCCGGGCTTACCGGACTCCAGATCACCAACAATATCGTTGAAGATTGCACGCAAAACGACGAGCGCGGCCATACCGGCGGCATCATCGTCGCGGCCGAGGAGGCGGACTTTTGGGGGCTGGCGACCCATCCCGCCTCGCACCGGGATGTTGTCGTCACCGGCAATACCGTCCGCCGCTGCAAGGGCAAGCGCGACGCGCCCAACCATGTCGGGTCGGGGATCATCGTTGCACAGACGGAGGGCGGGCTGGTCGAGAACAATCTCGCCGAGGACTGCGGCGAAAACTCCACCAACCAAGCCGGCCCGGTCGGCATATGGGCGTGGGATGCGATCGACGTCGTGATCCGAAAGAACACGGTGCTGCGGCAACGCTCGGCGCGATCGGATGGCGGCGGCTTCGATCTGGACGGCGGCTGCAAGGATTGTGTTCTCGAATATAATTTCTCGATGGGGTGCACTGGCCCCGGCATCATCATTTTCTCCTTCGACGATACGGCCTATCCGGCAAACAAGCTGCTCGATTATTCCAACAATGTCGCCCGCTATAATCTGTCGGTGCGCGATGGCCAGACCGTCCGCTCGGAATTCGGGATGTTCATCGGCACCATGCGGCCGGTCGCCTCGGACTTTCAGAACATCCGCGTCTACAACAACACCATTGTTGTCGATACGGTCGGGGCGTTCTCGCCGACGTGCCTTTCTATCCAGACCTTCGGCGGCGTCGATTTCAGCCACGCGACCGGCATCATCGCCAACAATATCTTTCTCCAGAAAGGCGCCGGGCTGCTTTGCGACGTGCGGACGACCGCAATGCAAATACACGGCAATTGCTTCCACTCCGTCCAGGGCACCGCAATGCGGTCCTTCGGCTTTGATTGGGAGACCGTCGATCAATGGATTTCGGCGTCGGGCAATAAGGAATTCCTGCACGGCACCCACACCATCTTTGTCGATAACCCGCAGCTGGTGAATGATTCCGGAACCGATCCCGAGGATTTACGGCCGGCCGATGACTCGCCGCTCTATGGCGTCGGGATGGATATCAACGCGGAATTCGGCATTGCGCGCCCGACCGAGGATTTCCTCGGCAATGCGCTCCCGGCGACGCAACGGTTCTTCACGCCCGGCGCCATGGAGCCGGCCACGCCGCTGCCGAACTTGCTGACATCGCCGAACGTCCTAAACACCGGATGGGACCTTAACGACATCGATTTGATTTCCGGTCTGCCCGGCATGTTCGGCGGCACATCGGCGCAGAATATAAGGGTCGATGCCGAGGGCGCGGCGGTCGGCCAGCTGCGCACCTTCACCGCCGGGACCGAGAAGATTTTCCGGCGCGGCGGCTTCGTCAAACCCGCCGCCGATGTGATCTCGGCGGTGATCGGCAACCGCCGGCCCGACGAGGCGGACTATTGGTGGACATGGTTCGATATCGTCGCGGGCGAACTGGACGACGCCGACGCATGGGGCGCCTATCTGGACTCCGTCCCGCGCTTCCGCATGCAAAAGCGGCCGAACGGCTTCTGGCTGATCATGCATGAAATGAAAGTCCCGAGCACATGGACGCAGGACAAGTTTTGGGCGCAGCCATCGGCGCCGCATCCGGTGCGCGGCGGTATCAATGAGGGGCTCGGCCGGGGGCTGATCCACGACGGGTTCTTTGAGTTCCGCGTCGGCTAATCCAATCAATCGGAGAAATCATGGCGACCAGCAGCTTCAAAGCGGCGCTGGCGCGGGTGCTCGTCCATGAGGGCGGGTATGTAAATCATCCGCGTGACCCCGGCGGCGCTACCAATCAGGGCATAACGCAGCGGACATATGATGCCTACCGGCGCAGCAAGAAACTGGCGCCGCGCTCGGTCCAGAAATTGACCGCGCCAGAGCGCGACGCGATCTATCGCCGCCAGTATTGGGACGCGATCAAGGGCGACAAGTTGCCGGTCGGCGTCGATTATGTCGTGTTCGACGGCGCGGTTAATTCCGGCCCGAACCAATCCATTAAATGGCTACAGCGCGCGCTCGGCTCGGCCTATCGCGGCCAGATCGACGGGGTGATCGGGCTGGCCACTTTCGCCGCCCTTGAGGCGACCGAGGATCACGACGCGCTGATCGACCGGATTTCCGATCGGCGCATGGCGTTCCTGAAAGCGCTTGAGCCCTGGCCGGTCTTTGCCGGCGGCTGGACGAGGCGCGTTCAGAACGTGCGCGCCATCGGCAAGGCCGCCGGCCGCAAGGATGTCGTCGCCGTCCATATTGCCGGCGCCGAGACAAAGGCGACGATCGAGGACGCCCGCAAGGCGCCGTCGCCAGCGCCAGCCGATGCGGCTACCGGCGGCGGGATCGGGGCGGGCGGCATCGCTGGCACATTGCAAACCCTTCAGGATCAGCTGACGCCGTTCAGCGCGGCCGGCAATTGGATCACCACGCTCGTCGTCGTGCTGGCCGTTTCCGGCGCCGGCCTTGCGGCTGGCGGGATCGCCTATCGCTGGTATGCGAAGCGGCGCGCGGCGCAGCTGGCCGACGCGCTTGATGCGGTGCCGGCATGATCGCTTTGCTTACCGGCCCATGGGGAAAGTGGATCGGCGTCGCGGCGATCGCCGTCGCGCTATTTGGCGTCGGCTATTGGAAGGGCCGCGCTGATATCCACGCCGATCAGCTGAAAGATACCATCCGCGCAATCGAGAAAAGGGAGCGGATTGATGAACGGATTCAGGGCTTGGACGGCATTGCTCTTTGCAATGAGCTTCTTGGTGGCGGGATGCACGACGAATGCCAGCAATTGCGCGGGGTGGAGGAAGATACCCGTCAGCCCGGCCGGCGCCGTTAAGCTGGCCAGCGATCCCGATCTAGTTCCAACCGGCCAAGGCGTTGCCAGCACCAACGCTTTCGGGCGCGCGCAGAAGTGCTGGAAATAGGAGGCCGCAATGATTGAGGCACTGATTGCCTTGGCGATCACCATTCTCGTCGTCGGGCTGATCGCGGGGCTGGGAATATTCCTGATCCGGCGGAAGCCATTCATCCCCGCGCCCTTCGGTCAATGGGCCGAATATGTCGTGATCGTCGTCGCCGTTTTGATTATCCTGTTGCGGGCGCTGCCGCTATTGGGAGTCAGCGTGTGATGACCTTCGAAGTTGATACCCGGACGATCAACATCAACACGGTGGTTTCGGTCGCCGGGTTCCTTGCGACGTTCGTCTTTATCGGCATCGCATGGGGCGCCTCGCAAGCGGCGCTGTCCGATTTGGAAGAATGGCGCCTTCAGCATGAAGGCGTGCACCGCGATTTACAGGCCAGCGTGCGCTCGCATGATGCCGTGGTGGATTCTCAGATTTCGACCCTCCGCACCAACCTCGCCAAGCTGGACCAGATCGAATACCGCATTACGGCGAACGAAAAAGGCATTGAGGCGCTGGACACCCGGATCGGCCGGATTACCGAAAGCTACAGCAATCAGTTCTCCGATTTCCGCAATCAGCTGTCATCGATATCGACGCAGATCGCGTTGACCAATCAGACCCTCCAGCGGATCGAGGCGGCGACGCCGGCCGCCCCTCGCTGATCCTTCCTCCCGGCGCGGGCTAGGCAAACCTCGACCGGCGGCCCGCGCCCAACTGTCCCGCCCTTGGCTTCGCGCCGGGGCGGGGTTTTTTGCGTTTCGGCCATAGCGGGCCGCTGACGCGCGTTTCTGATCGCCGGCATAGGATTGGCATGCCAAGGGCGTCAAGCGCGCTATGCGCCGCGACAGGCGGGAAAGCGGATCGGAGTTCTGGTATAAGGGGTGGGGAGTATACCAGCGCGCGGCGGCCGGCACTGATTTCAGGGCCCGGCGCGGTTGGGCCCAATGGGGAACAATGGGGGAATTCCGGGCCTATGGGCCCAACAAACGCACAATCTTCTCAATGCTTTGCGCATGCCCTCCGGGCCCACCATTCCCTCATTGAACGTCGTTTTTCCTTCATTTTCCTGGGTCTGTCTCGCCGGAATTCTGCTTAGGCGAAAGCGAAACCTCCCGGGCCACATATGTCTTGCAGCGCTCGAAACCTGAATCGATGATGCGCTCGGGTCCGCACGGCTTCGTATAGTGCTGCTGCGCCATTCCTGCGTTGATCGCGGCATGGGGCGCTGCGCGGAAATCGCCGAGAGCGTTCTGGTGTCGCTATCCTGAGCCGGAACGGAGACCGCTGATGCCCCGCTGGAAGAAGCCGACCAAAGAAGAAGTCCTGGAAAATCGACGCGATCTGGCGAACCGTGCGCGTAGCGGTGAGCTGCGCTTGCCCCATGCCGTTGCTGAAATTCGCAAGGGCTTCGGCATGACGCAAGAGGAGTTTGCGAAGATGCTGGCGCTCACCAGGAGGCAGGTTGCCGAAATCGAAGCCGGCACAGCGAACCCGACATTGGAGACATTGGAAAAAATGGCCGTCTATTCGGCTTTGGGGTGGGTTTCGTGCCGGGGACGATAAAGAAAACTGAGAGCGAGCGTGATCCGGCGCCGAAAGGCTCTCACGAACGCACATAGCCGATCGACTGGCGTGCTGCATCGCATTCTTCGCACGCCACTTCTGCCGGATGCAGGAAGACGAGCGGGTCGTGGGCCAATTGTTCCATTGCGATTTTCACGATGTCGCGTGAGCGGACCAGGCGGGCATGGGCGTTGCCGATCTGCCCCTCCTTCTGGAGGCCGTTTCGCCTCAACCAGACGTCGGCCAGGCTGAAGTTCTGGCAACAGTGATCATTCTCCAGATAGGCAATGCGGACCCGGCTGCCATTTTCGACGATCGTGCAGTGTCTCGGCACTCCATAGGGAACCTTGGACATCAGCTCGGCGAGATGCAAGGTGGTGTTCGAATCATGTCCGACGCCGAGGAGTATCACCTGTCCGTCGAGTTCATGGATACGCCCTATCGGACTGGGGGGACAATGCGGGGGCAGGGGCAGGGGGTCCGATGTGATGCGTGCGGCAAGCGGTCCCGCCGCTGCAAAGGCGAACGGATGGTCGCTGCGCACCACACCCTCAAGACGCCAGAAAGTATCGGCGAGTATTCCCAGATCCGATGTTGCTGAGGTCGTCGCCGGCTCGAATGGCTCGTCGTCAAGGCCCGACCAGGAGGGCATGACGAGCGTGCCTTCCGGGCCGATGGCGGTGCGCAGAGCGGCGATCAT